CAATACTTGCGCATGTTCTTCGGAACATCATGTTTAATAAAACAGTATTGGATGATGATATGATGCGTCAATGCCATTGAAGCTCATGAGCTTAATAAACCCATGGGTTGTCCAACAGCATAACGTATAGGCTCCTTACCAAAATAGATATTTCTATCTATAAGTAGTTTGGATCATAGTGATGTTATTTCATCTCCAAGTAAGGGTTTTAATACCTCTACTTGTAATGAAATAGGCATTCTATCTGTTGCGGCCGTAAGGTCATAACAGTAGAATCCTTCATTCTTTGTCCAATCCTTTAGCTTGGTAGCTAAATTATTGTGTGAGAATGAACCATCCCCATCTAGACCCTTTAAACTCTTCATGATAAATTCATGGATCGGTTTTAGGACTATCTGGGTTCATATGTCTCCGATACAGATACAACGAGTCTTACCCCCCCCTTCAGCAATGAAGTGGAGACGTAATCCTTTTAGATCTGTACTTGGATTCTCATGATCTATGAGTTTCTTAGTGGAATCGATTAAAGATAATAATTCCTTTTGTCTATGTTCAGTGTAAACTAAACTAGAAAGAGAAATCACATTATCTATAACTCCTTCATTAAGAATCGCCTCTAAATCTAGTATACTTGTCCTACCCATAGCTTTGGGGCCATTGGCTCCAGCTTTGGTAGTAACATGTATAGGTGATCTATCACTTTTATTAAAGCTAGATATCCTCAACTCTTTTAGGATTTGAGGTATATAGCTTTTTATATCTGTGATAGTAGAGTCTATATTTGAGGATTTCTGTGGTGAGATGATAGTAGAAATATTATCATCAGGTTTATTAACGATCATCTTATAGTACGAGAGTACTGTAAGTACTAAACGTTGTTTAGTAGGATCGTTCTTAATATCTTTAACACCACGAAGTCTAAGATGACGAGGGATTCCTGATTTATTAGTTTTGAGCCAGAAAGGCCCAAGCTGTTTACCAGTTTCCTGATCAAGAAAATACCTAGATGTTAATCTAAGTACTTCTTTAGCCATCTTAAGTGCTGCAGTCAAACCATTGAATCTTTCAATTCTCTGAAAATAACTGTATGCCCTCTCAAATAGACCAATGTAAAATTGGTCATTTCTTAGAATTAACTTTAGGTTTTCTTTGAATTGATTAATAGTTGGTCTTAATTCCATATTCATATTATTT